AACAAGGCTAAGGAAATGTATGTCCCGGTATATATCGTTAACATCACGAGCCCGGACTTTAACTGGCATAAATGGTATGAGGTGGATTATATCTTCGACTACTTCAACTCCGGAAGGACTGTCGACGACCTGATCGGTCAGATCCTTTGGAAATACAAGGGATTTCTGATTTACAAGTGTGTAACCGAGAAGTATTTCAAGCTTACTGCATAAGGAGGTGGACGATATGGGTGAGAGTATTACCAAAGAAGAGATTGCGAGAGCTACGTTTCATGAGCTTATGACCGATCCTAACCATCTTGCAGTAAGCGCCTCAGACCTTGTAGCAGAAATGGCAAAAAATGGGGTCGAGGCAAATAAGAGCAGCGCGGAGAGGTTCTTCAGGAAGGCTTATGAGAAAGGTCTTATTGAGTACAAGATTACTCATAAGGGCAAGTGCTACAGATACTGCGGTACAAACAACCCGTTTCCACCTCTTTACGAGGAACTTATATTTAACGCGGTTAAAGAAATCAACAACGAAACGGGAAGACCTGCGACCACTACTCAGGTTATTGAGAGGATTAACCATGTCCTGGACCGCGACGCTGTTAATACAAAGCTTAAGAGGATGGTCTACAAGGAAGGAACTCTCAGATTTGTGGGGAATTTCTCAAGGATTGGTATGCACGCTTATGTGATTAACTCAGATGAGTTTAACTACGTTATGCAGGGAATCCGTAAGAAAGATATTCACGAACCGGTTAAGAAGACCATGGAGAGTATTGTTGTTGAAAAGTACGGTGGTTACCTTAAAAGCGATTTGAGCCTGGCAAAGAGTAAGACACATGTCGGAGATGAGTTTGATGTATTTGTGTCAAAGAAGGGTCTTCACAATGAGGAGCATGACCCAGAGAAACTTCATCTGAAGGTAACAATGCTCGAGCCTCATATCTGTGTATTTGAGAACGGCATGAGCCTTCCATGGATCGACTTCGCTGCTCTTTACAAAAACGGAAAGAGGCTTGAGACAACTACTTATTGATATTTGAAAGGAGAAAACTATGAATGATATGAAATGGATTCCTGTAACTGAGAGACTTCCGGAAGTGAGCGGAAAATATTTAGTAACCGTTGTTTCTAACGAGGTATCTGTAAAGTACGACGTATTCTGGTTCGATGGTGAACATGACATCTATGACCCAGAACGGAAAGTTGATGACAATGATATGCGCTGGAGTTATCATGGCATGAAAAAAGGAGAAAAATGCTGGTGTTCATGGGATGAAGATTCAGAGTTTTACAAGCTTGGTCCGGATCTTATTACTATTGTGGCATGGATGCAAGTTGAGCCATACAATCCTAACAACTAAATAAAGGAGCCTACCGAACCCGTATTTTGGGTGAGGCGGTGCCGACGAAGGAGGTTGTACGCTATGTATCGCTACTCTTACAGAGGGCCGGTAATGATATTTGACCGGTGTATTGCTGACAGATGGGAGGGCGTTACAATGGCGTCCTCCGAAAAGAAAGCCAGATCAAATTTAATGTATCAGTTTAAAAAGCAGGCGGGGCTCGATATCGGGTCCCGTATTTCTTTGCCCGGAAAAGTAAGCACAGAACTTAGGAGGGTAGAAATGGGATCGTATTGGGTATACGAGGTTATTAATATGCTCGGTTTTAGCGAAGGTTTCTTTGCTGCATTTGCTGTTGGCCATGACGAAGCCAAAGACAGAATCATGAAGAGGCTTGAATATCCGGCAAAGAGCATTAAATACATTGGCGTTGCCGGCGAATACAGCGAGCTGCCTGCTGGGTGTACTATTGTGTGATTTATATTTAGAGATTTGAAAGGAGAAAAATAATGGTTGTGAAAATTTGTGACAGATGCGGGAAAATGATAAAGAAAAACTATCCGACGCTCGACAGAGTTTATAACGAGGAAAATTCGGCGAAGATCCTTAAGGAGTATGATTTGTGCGATGAGTGTTGGGCATCATTCTACAGATGGGTGAACAACGTTCCTGAGAATCGTGACACGAATACTGTTAACGAAGAAGATTCTGAAAAAATCGATGAACTGGAGCTATCAGTTCGTGCTTACGATGCTCTCTATCGCGCCGGGATTAAAACTATTGACGACTTATGCAAGCTTACGGAAACAGAGCTTAGAAAAATCAAGAATATTGGCAAGGTGTCAGCCGAGGAAGTCATTACTGCACTTACTGAAAAAGGAAGACATTTGTTTGTTGAGGAGGACAGAGATGATGAAAATTGACCTTAACGAAATGTCGGATGACGAACTGCTTGAACTTAGCAGAAACATTGCGGAGTTAAGAGCTGAGCGAGAATTAAAAGATATGCCAAAATATGTGTTTTCACGAGACAAAGATCTTATTAACCTTACCACTACCTGGTTTGGAGACGATATTGATGAAGCCACAAAAGGCGAACTTGTTTTCAATTTCATCGACCCAGCTTTGTATAAAATGTCGGATTATATTACTGGAAACTATGACCTCCGGTGCAACAAGAAAGATGGCAAACAGCGTGTTATTTCTACTAATAGCGTAAAAGCAGCAAAAGTTAAAAGATACAGAGAAGTTCACGATGCGCTTGTGAATTGCTTAATCGACTTGACAAAAGATGAATTGCGACTTACATGGGAGGACAGAGACGATGACAATTGACGACGAATCTGTTTTTCGGATATGCAACTCATTAAACTCCATCTCAGGGTTGTGGCCTGAATTGCCACATGTAAGACTCCATATTCTGAAAGCACAGGAGATGATTACTGTTCTTTATGAAGAGAATAAGAAATTGAAAGGAGAAAAGTAATGAATACCATTATTAAAATGATTGATATTCTGGAATTGATTGGGGGTTATTTAGATGAAGAAGTATGACGTGCACGTTGAATACGCCAATGCTCCTGCGACGGACGTAGAAGATGCAGAATGCGTACTGGATTGCAAGGATGAATTTGTAATCTCAAAAGGAAATAGAAAGTATCACTGCAATAGAGCAATGATTATTTGTGTAACTGTGACGGAAAAGGAGGAACCAAATGACAAATCCGGATGGGACCCACTTTGGAATGGCAGATGATATGGAGGGACGTAATGATTAGTAAGGGATTCAGCTATGTTCGCTTGTCTGAAGAAGAGGACGTTCATACTATTTCGTCTAATGGAAAAGAGATATTTGCTGTTAAGGATGATTATATCATCGATGCAATGGCTGCAGATGAGCAGAGAGATACCATTATTGTAGTGCTTAAGCGGAAGAATGAGGAAGATGGAGATTAAAGATCCTGTTCGTTACTTATTAGGACTAATATGCGCAGAATGCCTTTTTGTATGCATCATCCAGGGAAAAACCTATTTACTATTATATTTTGCTTAGTTGCGGCAACCGCTAATCTTATGTCATCAACCAGAGGAGGTAAATAATGACAAGAGAAGAATCAGGATATTATTTACTAGATATTCCTAATTTCACGGGCACATTAATGAGGAAAAGAATGACGAAGTTCCGTATCACAATAACAAAAAGAGATGAAGAGTTCACAATTGAGGATGTCGATCAGGTGACGGTTGAAGAACAGGAGGTTTCTGAATGATCACACCGGCTGAGTTTGAATATCGAATTAATGAAATGATCATTATTCTATTGATGGCGATAATGCTGACAGGTTGCGGAGCGACAGTCGACAGTGGGACACGATCAGAAACAAGCAGATTTATGGAATTGGAAAGAACAATCGACTGGCGGATTGTGGCTGATAAAGAGACAGGTGTCATGTATTCTGTATCTAATGGCGGATACAATAGGGGAACATTCACATTACTGGTCGATGAAAATGGAAAGCCGTTGGTTTGGGAGGGAAAGAATGAAAGATGATACGATCAGCCGAAAAGCGGCGATTGATTCAATGACAAACACGCTATGGCATTATCCAAACGAATGTTATAAGAATCTCAACGAATATGAATTTGCCAAAAGCTTGGCAGAATTGGGATTAAAAAGCGTGCCGCCAGCACAGACGGAACGCAAGCAGGGAAAATGGATAGAAGACAACGAAGGATATTTTTACTGCGATAAGTGTGGTAAGTATCCTGCGTATCAGATTACACAGACAAACTACTGTCCTAACTGCGGGAGTTATAACGGAGGCAAAAACTAATGATTACACCGGCTGAGTTTGAAGATAAGATGAAGGATATCGGATACCGACTTGAAAACCGTGTTGATGGCTATTATGAAGAGGATGCCCATATCGACGCGGATGCAGTAATGTGTAAAATCCTTAGAGATCTCGGCTATACGAAAGGAGTTGAAATATTTGAGCGAATGCACAAATGGTACGCTTAAACCTTGCCCTTTTTGTGGGAGAGATGTGACCATCAGATGGAACGGATATTACCAGGCGCCTATTATCCGCCATGTCGGTAAAGCAAGGTTCTGTCTGATGGATCATAAGGTCTATTACGGTTATCAGGTCGAAGATATTGAGAAGTTGTGGAATGAAAGGAGCAACGATGATTAAATACTATCTTGTCCAGTTTGCAAAGTCTGGAGTAGACTGGGCGGAAGTCAAAAAATATGTTGAGGAGGCTGTGGAGTATGCACGATGCAATCTTCTCACTCGCTATGGTGTTAAAATATCATGGGTTTCCACGCGGGTTGGATACTATATTAAAGTCGAAATGCCCTCGGACGCAAATTTTTCAAATCCAGGGTGCAGGCTTAGTGGCATCTCTCGTCATCTACTTAAGGATCACAAAGATATTTTCGAAAAATACAAGGTTGGCACTAGATTACTTTGGTTTGTGGAAACACCAAGTAATTTCTCGCCGTTATTAGAGGAGAAGGCTATTCTTGCTCTTATCAGAGGAGGTAACTAATGGCTGATAAAATTGTTTACTATAACGAATACTGCAAATCATGCAAGCATAAGAACCTTCCTGAGACGGAAGAGCCATGTGATACATGTCTGGAAAACCCGGTTAACGAGGATTCCCACAGACCGGTTATGTGGGAGGAAGGGAAGAAGGTTAAAAGAGAATGAAAGATGTTCTGAATATAATCATCGGTTTTATTGCAGGACATCTATTATATTACGGGATTGAGGAAAGAAATACTAGAGAGCTTATCATTGGGTTGATTCTCGCAATAGCCTGTATAGCAGATGCACTGTTATTGTTGTAAGGAATAATAAAAGGAGAAAACATGGAAAAGGAGACTAAATGAAGATACAAGACTACTTACCTTACTTTACTTGCGCGGGAGTTGTCGGGGTCGCGGTACTTTCAGGAAATTGCACTCTTAAAGCCGAAGAAATCCTCAGGGAGAAAAATCTGGAAGATGCTCCGATTCAGGATAAGGCTAAAGAAACCTGGAAGTATTATATTCCGGTTGTGGCAGCATGTGGACTGACTATCGCAAGCGTCATCGCTACGAAGCGTCTTAATACCAAAGAGCTTGCTACAGTTACTGCAGCCTGTGGATATTTAGCCCAGAAAGGTTCTGCTGTAACAAGAGAGATTATTGACAGAACTAACAATGAAGTTGCAGCTGATGTGATTAAGGATGCCAAGATAGAGTATACTGGCCAGACAATTGAAGATACCGGTAATGGAAAGCTTCTCTGTATCGAAGGATATTCAGGGAGGCTTTTCTGGTCTTCTGAGGAAGCTGTGAGAGATGCTGTTAAGCGGTTTAACGAACTGTATGCTCGGGATAAGTATGTCTGCCTTAATGACTTTTACAAGCTTTTAGGTATCGAGACATCTCACTTCGGTCATCAGTTTGGTTGGGCTTATGGCTCTGATTTTTATGATGAAGCGCCGCTTGACATCCATGTAGAAGTTGTTCCTGATAAGAACCGCAATTGCAATATCTGCTGTATTGATATTTACACATACCCTATGGAATGCTGGCAGGAGGTGTGATGAGAAAAGACTGGGCGGAAGTGATTATTCTGCTGAAACGTGAAATCAGAAGCCTGCTGATTGACGGAAAGCTTACAATTAAGGATCCTCCGTGTATGGCATATGGCATTGATATTGAGTTCACGTTTGGCAATAACCACTTCGTTTACTTTATGAGCGAAAATCTAATCGACAGGATTAAGAACGACCCGGAGTATGGAAAGAAGTTCGCCAAGCATTATATTTCGTTGCTTATCGAGCACCTGAAAAAGAAGAAGGTCGATCCTTGGAGATTCGCAAGAAAAACATGAGATGTAATAGAGAGCTGATGCAGAGTTTGCATTGGCTCTCTTTTTGTAATGAAAGGAGAGAAACATGAGAATTGACAAACTTATTACTATTGGAGCTCTGGCGATAACAGCACTGGTGACCTGTGTGTGCGTTAAGACAACGGAAGAGGACCGTAAGAAGGCAGAAAAGGAAAAAACTGAACTCAAAGAAGCAAAAGACAAAGCACTGTCTGAGCTTAATTCGGATCGCTGCAAAGTTGACGATATTTGGGGTAACAAGACACTCTCTCAGACAGGTAAGGTTAAAGCCAGCCTTATTCTCGACCACAAATTCGATGACATCATGACGGCTCCAAACAAGGAACAGTTGGAGATAGCCGTAACGGAATATTGGAGATTTCGTGGATATTTGGCGCCTGATGGTCTTCCCGGAAAAGAAGCATTGGATGCGTGTATCGAATACGAATGGGAAAAGATTGAGGAAAAGAAGAGGCTTCGACAAGAAGCTAAAGATGAAGCCAAAGAACTTGAGAAGTTCAAGCTGCAGAAAGAGATCGCAAGCGCTGGGAAACCGGAGCTTAAGATAGTTAACAATGTAACCAAAAGTGACGAAACAAAGGAAACAAACTGAAAGGAGAGTAACTAATGAACATGCTTAAGAAAATTGCGACGACGGTAATGTTGTTTGGCAAGGAGAACGCACCGACAATCTGCGCTGTAGGCTCTGGTGTATGCACCGTATTGGCCGTTGTAGAGGGCTCTAAGGCGGCTCTTACTGCTTCTAAGATTGTCGAGGCACACAGAGACGGGTTAGAGTCTGAAGATCAGGCTGAGAGGCGTGAGGAGACTCTGGCAGTGGTTAAGGAGGCTGCACCGGTGTACGCAAAGACTGCCATCTTTACAGGCGGAAGCATCGCACTGGCCCTTATGTCCAACCACATGCACCTTAAGAAAGAAGCGGCTCTCATTGCAGCTGCAAATCTGACTGAGATGGCGTATAAGAACTACGCAGATAAAGTCAAGGAAATTGCCGGGGAGGATGTTGAGGAAAAGGTTAAGGAAGCCGTGAGGGAAGATACAGTAAATGATCTTCCTGTTGGCTCTGATCCTATCGACACTTTCGTCAATACAGGAAAAGGTGAAGACGCAGTAATCGATGTTTGGACAGGAAGAAAGTTCAGATCGTCCGCAATTGCCATCAGAGAAGCGATTGTTAACCTCAATTACAGGATGCAATCGGAGATGACAGTAACATTAAACGATTTATATTCTGAACTTGGTCTCGATTCCATTGGAGCCGGCGAAGTTATGGGCTGGAGAGCTGAAGATGGCCCGATTGAGGTGAGCTTTAAATCGATTATGCGTGATAATGAGCCGTATATTGTGCTCGATTACTACGTTAGACCCAGAGTTGTGGCTTATGGGCGGTATTAGTTCGCAGACTTAAGGCTCTTCGAGCTATTTCAGCTCACTTAATTCGCAAAAAATACATTACCTATAATAGGAGATAATCCTGAAATCTTATTGAAATTTTATTTTATGAAAGGAGATCAATTATGATCGGAAGAAAAAATGAAAACAAGAAGGTAAAGGTATCTTACAAAGAGGGAGAGAAGATCTACCGCGAAAGATTTGACGAGGAAACTGGAGAGGTTATTCGCGAGGAAATCGAACTTCCTGGTAAGAAGGAGGAAAAGACCGAAGACGAGAAGTCTGAGAAGAAGACTATCTTAGACCGGATTCCGAAACCTGTAAAGCTTGCTGTTGGTTTTACCGCAGCGGCTGCAGCAGGAATCGGAGTAGGGATTAAGATGGCTGCTTCGAAGGACAACAAGTCCGAGTCGGTTCCGACTGAGAACCAGGGATTCGAGGACAACGCTGAGTAATTATATTAGGAACTCATTAATCTGAGGGGGTGGTTTTCACCCTCTCTCTTTTTTGCCAACGAGCCTGTCCTTTAGGCGAGTAGACGTTGAGCGGAGCGAAACTGCAACTGGTAATTGATATTTGAAAGGAGAAATTGCGATGAACGAAAGAATCATAAAACAGTATGAGGCGGCTATCCATGCGGTGTCAAATATGGTGTGCATGGGAGGTGCAAGAAAGGCTGCGAGAAATCTTGCAGGTGGAAAGGCAGGATTTGTGATCGACACGCTGTCCACTGCAGCGTCCATTGTAGCAGGAACTGGTCTTGGAAACATAATTTCCGACATGATATTTGAGAAGGAAGATGACGGAACAGTAGAAGTAGAGTTTGTATTGGAGGATGATGAATCATGAACATTAAAAGATATTTTGCAACCTTAGGCTTAGCTACAGCGCTTACTATTGGCGCGGCAGGTAATGTATATGCAGAGCCGGCTGTGGCTACAGCGAGTGACTTGGGTCCGGTAGATATGGTGGATCCTAACGAATTATATTTGCTGGCACATCTTCTGTGCGGAGAGGTCCAGACAGGATCCTGGGAGACTCAGATTGCTGTAGGCTCGGTGGTATTAAACCGTGTAGCAGACCGGTCTTATCCGGATACTCTGCGGGGTGTAATTTATCAGAGAGGCCAGTATGCGTGTACCTGGGATGGTAACTTCGACAGAACCCCCACTGAGAGAAACTTGGCAGTTGCAAGATATCTTCTTGAGAATGGTTCACAGATTCCTGCAAATGTTGTGTATCAGGCACAGTTCAGACAGGGCCATGGCGTGTATGGCAAATTCGGCAGAGAGATACTTTGCTATAAGTAATTGGAAAGGGAAGCTGTATGAATAGAGAGCATAAGAAGCCAATTGTCAAGTCGACAAAGGTAAAGAAGGAACCAGTAGGTCGCAAGCTTCTGGGGATGTTCTTTACGTCAGACTTTGATTCAGTAAAGAAATGGGTTATTGAGGATAAGATTATTCCCGGAGCAAAGAACCTGTTTCTGGATACACTTTCAATGATGCTTACCGGAGACAGTCGTTACAGATCGTCCTCATCCAGAACCAACTATAACAAGATTATGGTTGGGACAAGAGACGAGAGAAGCGACAGAGTTGAGGTAAGACGAAGATCGAGAAATGATTACAGAGATATTGTCTTTGAAAGCATTGAAGATGCCATGGATGTTGTGGACGCACTGAAAGGAGACCTTGAACGGTTTGACAGAGGTGTGTCCATTCTTGATCTGGCAGATTATGCAGACAGAGCAAACATGTTTAACGACACCGATGACAACTATGGATGGAGAGAGCTTCCGAATCCGACGAGAGATTATATTATTCAGACATCTCAGGGTTATGAGCTCAGGCTTCCTCCGGTTGTGGTGCTTCCGAGGTGATTGCAAATGTACGAAGATAAAACTATTGAAGAACGAATGAAAGAGCTCAAGATTAAGCTTAATCCGCCTGAGCCTCCGATTGAAGAAAAGGTCGTGCTTAAGGGAGAAGAGCTTAGAAACGAATTATATTCTGAGAATGTAGAGACCAAGCTTGCAGAAGATCTGGTTAATCATCCGGAACATTATAAGGCTAAGAATGGTCTTGAGGCTATCGATATGATAGCAGCGTTTACTGATGGTCTTCAGGGTATGGAAGCTGTTTGTACGGCTAATGCTCTGAAATACTTATGCAGATGGCATAAGAAGAACGGAGTTGAAGACCTGAAGAAAGCTAAATGGTATATCGAGTATCTTATTAATATGAAAGGGGACAATGAATAATATGTTTGGATTCTTAACAACAATTAAAGAAACAGCGCAGAATAAACTTGGAGCAGTGTCGTTTAAGGCTATTCAGAAGAAACCGGAGATTGCTCTGGGATTTGGACTTATTTGTGGGGCAGCAGCTCTTGTATGTGTAGGCAAGGAAACACTTTCTGCTCAGGAGATTGTAAAAGAGCACAAGGAAAAGCTTGATACTATCCATGAGGCAGCAGAGATTGCTGATGAGAAGGAGTATACCGATAAGGAGCTTGGAAAGGATCTGGCTGTAACTTATGCCGGCACTGGTCTTAAGCTTGTAAAGAACTATCTTCCGGCAATCGGATTTACAGCAGCTTCTGTGGGTTGCATTCTGTACAGTCACAATCTGATGGTTGGAAGAAACCTTGCTCTGGCATCTGCTTATGCAGCGGTTGATGAGTCGTTTAAGTCTTACAGAAAGGGTGTAAGAGAGGAACTTGGCGAGGATATTGACCGTCACTTCCGGTTTGGTACAAAGACCGAAGAGGTTGAGAAGGTTACCGTTGATAAGAAGGGAAAAGAAAAAACTGTAAAGACTGAGGTTGAGAGACCGACACGCATGTCTGAGTATTCCAAGTTCTTTGATTCTGCCAATAATAACTGGAGCGAGAACCCGGAGTACAATTTATATTTCTTAAGAAGAGTTGAGCAGATTATGACCGATAAGCTTCGGGCTAAGGGCTATCTCTTCCTTAATGAAGTGTATCAGGCTCTTGATATTCCGGAAACATTAGCTGGCCAGACGGTTGGATGGATCTTTGATTCGAAGCATCCTGAGAACAACTATGTGGATTTTGGTCTTTACAACAAGAATTCTGAGGCTAACAGAAGGTTTATTAATGGGTATGAGGACTCGATTCTTCTGGACTTTAATGTCTATGGAGATATTCTTCATGCCGGTAAGCTTAACCTTGGAGCGGTCTGAAGGATAGGGCTCGATGGATACGGGTCCGGAACTGAACAGGATCTATTTGATTACCCCTGGCTTGTCACGGGGAGTTCGTCGTATGACGGGCTTCCTGGTAATTGCTGGGGGTATTGATATTTAGAAAGGAGAAACAATATGTTTAGAAAGATGACTGTGAAAAATCTTTGTGGTTTCATTCTCGTTACTGTCGGCGCTTTCATTGTTGCAACCAGTAAGAGGTGATTATTATGTGCGGCTTAATTACATTTCTGATAGTGATTATGGCGTTTCCTCTGATGGTGGTATTTAGTATAGCGATGCTTCTTGCGTTAGCTATTGTAGTGTCACCATTTATATTTGCTGGCTGGCTCATTGGAGAGCTGTATAAAAATGAATAATTATGCAAGAAAAGGAGTAAATTATGTATAAATATGCATTAACATTCGTAGGTGGTTTGATTGCCGGATTTGTTGCAGCTAAGCTTGTAGACAAGTTTGTAAAGGATAAGGAATTCGAGCCGGAAGAGGATGCTGTTGAGAGTGACGTCGAGGATCAGGATGATTTCTGTGAGGCATATGATATGAGCCGTGATGACTATGTTACAGGTCATGAAGACGAGGATCCGGTTGTTGCGGTTCGTGACTACAGTGCTGGAGCAGCATTTAAAAGACCTGCTGATGAGTTTGTAAGTGGCAGCTTTATTGATTCCGCAAAGCATGAACATCCGGAAGATGACTTTGTAGAAGAGCCTGAGGTTAACGAGGAGATTAAGAAGTATAAGAAGCCTCGTTTAATTAAAGAAGAAGAGTTTGGCGAACTTGCCGGTATCGAGAAGCAGACGCTTAAGTATTGGACATATGACGATACGTTAACTACTGAAGAAAATGAGGAGCTGAAGGATCAGGAGTTCTATGTTGGAGACTGCCTGACAAAGTATGGCTTCAAGGATAACGATGAAGAGCGGGAGATCTTTGTAAGGAATGGCAGACTTGGCACTGACTACGATATTGTCAAGTTTGATTCATCCTTTGCCGAGTGGGGTAACCGCTAAGAGGAGGACTATGAAGAGTGATGACTGTAAGTATTTCAGATGGCTGACTGACCAGATTGATGATGGTAGTGGTCGTGTGAAAAAGTACAGACATCTGCTGAGTGACCTGTTTGATATTTCGTATAAATGGGTCATCGAGCTTGATAGCAACAGAGCAGTCGATGGAATGAATCTGCGGGAGAAGTATCGCGCTGGTTATGAAAGGGACATGGGCTGCTCTGTCCTTGAAATGCTCATTGCGATGTGTGTGCGATTTGAATATTCTGTGGCGGCTGAGCCGGGTGAAGAGGATCCTTCGAGGTGGTTTTGGCGGATAATTGAGAGGCTGGATTTGGACCTCTATAGCGACGAATGTTATGACTTTGAGGCCGTAAATTCCATCCTTGAACTCTGGATGTCGTGTCAGAAATTTTTCTGTGACGAAAAATATGCGAAAAAAACGGACCAGTGGTTTCAGCTGCAAAGCCTCTTAAATGATGATTTTTGATCAAAAATAGGCATTTTTTGGCTATTTTGGTGTCAGATTGTCAGATATTATACCCTTTGAATTAGTGTGTGAGAAAAAAGTATATTTTATATAAAAGTTTTGCACACAAAAATTTTTTGACACTTGACACAAAACTGACAAGGAGGTAGCGAGATGCGATATGTTTGATTTCCTGAGAATCAAAGTTGAAAACCATGACAAAAAGGGTTCGTCAGTTGTCTCTCCAAAATTTCTGGTAGGAGACAGCGAAGACCTCATGATTAGAGGTCGAGACTTTTACGCCATATGGGATGAAGAGAAAGGTCTGTGGTCGACAAGTGAAACAAGAGCCATCAGACTAATCGACGCAGAGCTTCGTAAGTATGTTGAGGAAAACAAAGCATCACTTAACAGAACTATTACTGTTAGATATTTGCGGGACTCTACGACCGGTGCGATTGATGACTGGCATAAGTATGTCCAGAGACAGATGCGGGACAACTATGTTGCGCTTGACTCCAAAATGATATTTCGGAATACCGAAACCAAGAAGGAAGACTATGCTTCAAAGAAACTTAGCTATGATTTGGCTGAAGGAGATATTTCGGCTTATGAAGAAATGATGTCAACGCTCTTCAATCCGGATGAGAGACGAAAACTGGAGTGGGCTGTAGGAGCAATTATATCTGGAGACACTACTGAGAAGATTCAGAAGTTTATTGTTCTGTATGGTCCTCCTGGTTCTGGTAAAGGAACTTTTCTTAAGTTTGTTGTGCAGGAGATTTTCAAAGGCTACTATGCAACATTCGAGGCAAAGGAACTTACTGGGAGAAATAACCAGTTTGGGCTTGAACAGTTTAAGTCAAATCCTCTCGTAGCAATCCAGGCGGATGGCGATTTGTCAAACGTTTCCGATAACACTAAACTTAACAGCTTGGTTTCTCACGAACGGATGACTGTTAACGAGAAATACAAGTCAAAGTATGAAATGGCTTTTCAGGCGTTTCTATTTATGGGAACAAACGAGCCAGTTGATATTACCGGATCTAAGTCAGGACTCAACAGAAGACTGATTGATGTGTACCCAAGTGGAAAGAAGCTTGCTCCTGCAGAATACGAACGAATCAGAAATCAGATTAAGTTCGAGCATGGAGCTATAGCTTATCATTGCCTGCAGGTTTATAAGGAGCTTGGCCGTTTCTATTATGAACGGTATGAACCTAAACGAATGAAAGAAGAGACTGATATTTTCTATGACTTTATCTCAGACTATTACTATGACGAGATAATCGATAAGGATGAGTGCACTCTTCAGAAGGTTTGGGTTGATTACAAGAAGTATTGCGAAGACACTCTGGCAAGAAGAACATTCGGCTATCAGAGAGTAAGAGCGGAACTTAAAGATTACTTTAATAACTATCAGGAAAGAGGAGTAACAAAATCTGGAGAGAAGGTCCGGAACTACTATTCAGGTTTCAAAAAGGAGAAGATAGCAGCTATTGTGCTGCCAGGTAAAGGAGAAAAGAAAAGCGAGGAGCCGCCAAAGTATTGGCTCGATTTCAAGGAGCAGGACAGTTTGCTGGATGATATTCTGGCTGACTATCCTGCTCAACTTGCAAATAAGGACGGTCTTCCGCCAAAGAAATGGGACCAGGTAAAGACGAAGCTTAAGGATATTGACACTCATAAGCTGCATTATGTGCTGACTCCGGTTGTTCATATCGTAATCGACTTCGATAAGAAGGACGAGAATGGTAATAAGAATCTGGAGCTTAATCTTAATGCAGCTAATCTGTGGCCAAGAACTTATGCTGAGCTTTCCAAGAGCGGAGCTGGAATTCACCTGCATTATATTTACAAAGGTGACCCGACAAAGCTCAACCGAATCTTTGAGGAAGGCGTCGAGATTAAGGTATTCACTGGTAAGAGCTCTCTTAGGAGAATGCTTACTAAATGTACTAACGATCCAATAGCTGAAATCAATGGCGGTTTACCTCTTAGGAAAGAGGTGAAGAAAGTGCTTGATTGGGACGGAGTAAAGAATGAAAAGATGCTCAGGACTATGATTATTAAGAATCTTAGGAAAGAGTATCACGGAGCGACCAAGCCATCTGTAGATTATATTTACACCCTTCTTGATGATGCCAACAAGCGTGGCGTTCCTTATGATGTGAGTGATCTGTATCAGGCGCTCTATACTTTCTGCTCAAGGTCAACTCATCAGTCTGAGTATTGTCTTGATCTTCTTGACAAGATGAAACTCAAGTCGGATGTAGAACCGGAAGCAAAGGAAGATAAGAAAGACATGGAGATGCCAATTATATTCTACGATGTCGAGGTCTTCCCTAATCTGTTTCTTGTTAACTGGAAGAAGCAGGGTACCGGGCAGGTTGTTCGGATGATTAACCCCACCCCTAAAGAAATCAGAGATCTTGTGAGAGTCGGAAGGCTTGTTGGATTCAACAACAGACGATATGACAATCACATGCTCTATGCAAGAATGATGGGTTATACAAACGAGCAGCTGTATGATGTGTCGAGAAAGATTATCGGCAAAGAGAAGAATGCTTTCTTTGGACAGGCTTACAATCTGTCCTACACTGATATTTATGACTTCAGTTCTAAGAAGCAGTCTCTTAAGAAGTTTGAGATTGAACTTGGCATTCATCATCAGGAGCTTGGACTTCCTTGGGATGAACCTGTTCAGGAAGAGATGTGGAATAAGGTTGCTGAATACTGCGATAACGATGTAATTGCTACAGAGGCAGTGTTTAACGCAAGACATGCAGACTTTATTGCAAGAGAGATTCTGGCTGATGTGGCAGGCATGACTGTCAACGACACAACAAATAGCCTTACAACCAGAATTATATTTGGGGACAACAAGAATCCTCAGAGCGAATTTAACTATCGCGATATGGGCGACATTACTAAGATTGTTGAACCCGCAGTGTTTGACAACTTGGACGGTTTCATCAATCAGTGCGATCCGACCTACACGAAGTTCGATAGTTTTGGAAGACCTATCTTTCCCGGATACAAATATTCGTACGGAAAGTCTGAGTACAGGGACGAAGTCCCAGGAGAAGGTGGATATGTGTATTCCGAACCAGGTATGTACACTCATATAGCTCTGCTTGATATTGCATCCATGCATCCTTCAAGCATTGTTGCTGAGAAACTGTTTGGTGAAGAGTACACAAAGAGATTCCAGGAAATCCTGCAGGCAAGAATTGCTATTAAGCATAAGGACTTTGATAAAGCAAGAACTCTTCTGGGTGGAAAGCTTGCTAAGTATCTTGATGATGAGTCAGCAGCTAAAGACCTTGCTCAGGCTCTGAAAATAGCGATCAATTCTGTATATGGTCTTACATCAGCTTCGTTCGACAACCCGTTCAGGGATCCGAGAAACAAGGATAACATTGTCGCTAAGCGCGGAGCGCTCTTCATGATTAACCTCAAGCATGAGGTTCAGAGAAGAGGATTCACAGTAGCTCACATCAAAACTGATTCCATTAAGATTCCAAATGCCACTCCTGAAATCATCGACTTCGTGATGAAGTACGGAAAGCTTTATGGGTACAACTTCGAGCATGAGGCGACTTATGAGAAGATGTGTCTTGTTAATGATGCTGTGTACATTGCGAAGTATGAAGACGAGAAAGGAGAATGGACCGCAACAGGAACACAGTTCCAGGTACCTTATGTCTTCAAGACATTGTTCAGTAAAGAGCCAATCGAGTTCGATGACCTTTGCGAGACAAAGTCCGTATCGACAGAATTATATTTGGACATGAACGAGGATCTTCCCGAAGGCGAACATGATTATAAGTTTGTCGGAAGAGTTGGAAGGTTCTGCCCGATTAAGCCTGGATGTGGTGGCGGAGAACTCTTACGTCACAAAGAAGGTAAGTACAGTGCAGCTGGTGGAACCAAAGGTTTCAGGTGGCTTGAATCAGAGATGGTCAAGACACTTGGTAAAGAGGACGACATTGACAGGTCTTATTATGACCGCCTTGCCAGCGCAGCAGTGGATGCAATTTCTAGTTATGGTGATTATGACTGGTTTGTGTCAAATGATATTTTAAGTAACGCAATGAATGCGCCTGAGGAACCATTGCCTTGGGACTAAGAAAGGAGAGCAATCGTATGATCGAACGTAAGAAACAGAGAATTGAGATTTTGGATGGGAGCGACATCCTTCATGGTAGCTTTAGAGACTTCGCAGGTTCCAATAGTGCATTCGGAACAAGAAGCTTTAGTATCAGACTTGATGAAGATACTGCAAATGAATTCCGTGAAGGAGGATGGCCTGTAAAAACTTGGGTTCCTAAAGACAAGGACGGTAATGCATCCGGTGATCCTCTGCAGTTCCTTAGCGTTAAGATTTATTACAAGGGAAAAGACACTGATCCTGAGATCACAATCATGGACGAAGGAACCAAAAAGAAAAGAAGAGTTACTGTCGATAACATCCGGCAGCTTGATAACATGGATTTCAAGTACGCCAAGATAGAGTTCCATCCGTATTATCAGGATAACAGAAACTATCAGGGATGGGTAATATCTCTCGACAGAATGTTTGCCGAATATTCCACAGAGGACTTTGACAGAATGATGTCAGTAGACGATGACGATGCTGACGATTGGCTCAAAGAAGATGCTGACACTTTATGATCATCAGCAGTCTGCAGTTAACAGATTAAAGAACGGCTCTATTCTGTGTGGTGGAGTTGGAACAGGAAAATCGAGAACCTCTCTTGCTTACTATTATATTTGTGAGTGTGGAGGTTCTCTTCCTGTTAATGGAAAAGGATTCTGGAGAAAGATGAAAACTCCAAGAGACCTTTACATCATCACTACTGCTAAGAAGAGAGACAGCAATGAGTGGATGGAAGAATGCGCTGCTTTCAAGATTACTTCTAATCCAGACATCAACGAATCACATGTGAAAGTGACTGTTGATTCGTGGAACAACATCAAGAAGTACAAAGATGTGAGCGGCGCATTTTTTATATTTGATGAACAGCGTGTTGTAGGTTGGGGAGCTTGGTCTAAAACGTTTGTGAGAATCTCGGGTCGAAATCACTGGATTCTATTAAGCGCTACACCTGGGGATACATGGCAGGATTATATCCCCGTCTTCGTAGCAAATGGGTTCTACAGAAACAAGACCGACTTCTTGCGACAGCACGCTGTATTCAACCGCTACTCAAAGTATCCAAAGATTGACAAGTATGTTGGTCTATCTAAACTAACCAAACTCAGAAAAGAGATCCTGGTCGAGATGAGCTTTGAACGTCTCACTATTTCTCATCACGAAAGAGTTTTGTGCAGTTACAACACTGATGATTATCGGAAGATAGTGAGAGACCGATGGAACATCTATGACAACGAGCCAATTCAGGAAACAGGAAAACTCTGTTACCTGATGCGACAGGTTCCGAATTCTGACCCAAGCAGAATCAAAGCTGTTGATGAGCTCTTTAAGAAGCATGACAGAATTATTATATTCTACAACTTCACTTATGAGCTTGAAGCTTTGCGTGAGTATCTGACTAATTACAGAATCGAATTCGCAGAGTGGAACGGAGAGAAGCATCAGCAGGTTCCGGTTGGAGAACGTTGGGCTTATCTCGTTCAGTACAGCGCTGGAGCAGAAGGATGGAACTGCATTACAACCGACACCATTATATTTTACTCGCAGAACTATAGTTACCGAGTAATGATTCAGGCAGCAGGTCGGATTGACAGGATGAATACTCCTTACAGAGATCTTCATTACTATCATCTGATCTCTTACGCGCCAATTGATTTGGCAATAAGGAAAGCCGTTGAGAGGAAGCGAAACTTTAACGAGTCTGCTTTTGTAGGCAAGTTAAGTTCGCAACAAAAACATAGCATGTAATGGAGAGGATGGATAGAATACGCTATTTAGCATATTTTCATTCTTTCTATTTTTGTTTTAGGAGGACGTTTCAATGTTAGAAAGTAAGTTTCAGTCAGACCTCATCAAAGAGATCAAAGCTCGCTTTCCTGGTTGCTATGTTCTCAAGAATGACTCCTCTATTATTCAAGGCATTCCTGACCTTTCAGTTTTTTACGGAAGCACTTGGGCTATGCTTGAATGCAAGCAAAGCGCAACTGCAAGTCACCAACCAAATCAGGACTATTATATTTCGGAGCTTGATAAGATGAGCTTCGCTGCGTTCATTTGTCCTGAGAACAAGGAGGAGATTCTAAATGCAATGGAACGATCATTCAAGAGATGTTCCGGAAGGAGCTCACGCGTTTCTAAGTGCAAGCAAGTATCACTGGATTAGTTATGACCTTGATAAGCTTCGTGCTACATACGAAAGCTACAGAGCGGCACAGAAGGGGACTGAGCTCCATGCACTTGCGAAGAGTTTAATAACTAACAAGATTAAGCTTCCTCGTTCGAAGCAGACACTTAACATGTATGTCAACGATGCAATCGGATATCGTATGAAACCTGAGCAGCCACTTTTATATTCTGAAAACTGTTTTGGTACAGCTGACGCAATAATGTTTGATGAAAGCAAGAGTCTTCTGAGAATTCACGATTTGAAAACAGGAGTTACTCCGGCTTCGATGCATCAGCTTGAGATTTACATGGCGTTGTTCTGTCTCGAATATGGAAGAGTGCAAGGATTCAAACCTAATGACATTTCTGCTGAACTTAGGATTTATCAGAATGGAGAAGTCATGGTTGAGAATCCTGACCCGTTAGACATAATTGATATTTCAAACAAGATTGTAGCTTTTGACAAAGAGATTCGGAAGATGAAGGGAGCGGCATATGGAGAATGAGTTATACCATTTCGGCGTCGGCGCAGATGACAATCCACCTGGCAGAGGCTCTGGCCGCTATCCCAAAGGTTCCGGAGAGAATCCGAATCAGCATGAGGTGTGGTCTCTCGATAAGTACAGAGAGTTAAAAGATAACGGACTCTCTGATACAGAGATTTCTAAGGTGTTTGATATTTCAACCACAACACTTAGAGCAAAGAGATCGATAGATGTCAACAACGAACGAAGCCAGAGAATCGAAGAGATTAACAAACTTAAAGATACTGGCATGTCCACAAACGCTATTGCAAAGCAGCTTGGCATGTCTGAGTCCACAGTTAGAAATCTTCTTACTTCTGGGCTTAAAGACAGAGCTGATTCCACAAGAATAACAGCAGACCTTCTGAAAGAGCAGGTTGACAAGAAGAGGTTCGTGGATGTTGGTCCTGGTGTTGAAACAGAAATGGGAATATCCAGAACCAAACTGAAGACGGCTCTTGCTCTTCTTCAGGAAGAAGGTTATGAGAACATTAATGTTCAGGTAGACCAGCTTGGAACGAACAACAAGACGGTCATCTCAGTTCTTGCTGAGCCCGGCTCTACCTACAAAGACCTTGTTAAGAATCACATGGGTGACATACAGCCACTGTATGAGCACACCGGTGATGATGCCACAACCCCTAGTGGGTATCGACCGATTCTTCCCCCCGTCTCCTTAGACGGAAGCCGTGTTCAGATCAGATACGCTGAAGATGGAGGCAAGGAGAAGGATGGCGTTATCGAAATCAGGAAAGGTGTTGACGACCTTTCTCTTGGTTCTTCCCTTTATGCTCAGGTTAGAGTTGCTGTAGACGATAAGCTGTACCTTAAAGGCATGGCTATGTATGCGGCAGATGATAGCGAGTTTGAAAAGGGCAAGGATGTAATCTTTAACACCAACAAGACTAAAGACGTACCGTTCGAGAAGGTATTAAAGCCTTTAAAAGATGATCCGAACAATAAGTTTGGAGCAACCATTAAGCGACAGCTCTTCTACGAAGACAAAAATGGCAATGAGAAGCAGTCTGTGATGAACATTGTCAATGAAGAAGGAGACTGGGGCGAATGGTCTAAGAACCTGGCATCTCAGATGCTTTCCAAGCAGCCGCTTCCTCTTGTTAAGCGTCAGCTTGACCTCTCTTATAAGGACAAGAAGGAGCAGCTTGATGAGATCATGAGCCTTAACAATCCTGCTGTGAAGCGTAAGCTTCTCGAATCATTCGCAGAAGATTGCGATTCGGCATCTGTTAGACTCAAAGCTGCGGCGCTGCCTCGTCAGGCATCGCATGTAATACTGCCGATTCCTGACATGAAAGAGACAGAGATCTACGCGCCTAAGTACAAGTCTGGTGAGACAGTAGTTCTTATCAGATACCCCCATGGTGGTACGTTTGAGATACCCACCCTAACTGTAAACAACAGGCACAAGGGTGCCAAATCGGTGATGGAGAATGCGAAGGATGCTGTAGGCATCAATGCCAAGGTAGCTGAACGACTGTCTGGCGCAGACTTTGATGGTGATACGGTCCTCGTAATCCCGATCAATGACCGAGTCAAGATCAAGACATCGGATCCTTTGCCTGGATTAAAAGACTTCGATCCTAAAGAGCAGTACAAGCTCCCTGATAGTGCGCCTAAGATGAAAGCTCGCACTAAACAGAATGAAATGGGCAGAGTCTCGAACCTTATCACTGACATGACAATCAAGGGTGCTACTCCGGACGAGCTTGCAAGAGCAG